TCGGTCGCGTCCTCGGAGAAGTTTGGGTTTCCGAAGATGGAGTATGGACCAACGTTAATAAGTGGTTAGTTGACGAGGGGTATGCGGTACCTTATGGTGCGCAAAACAAATCGGAAGTTGAAGGACTCCATATGATCAACCGTAAGAAGTTGATTGAACGTGGAGAAATTACGAATTAATTTCTTTACATAAGATAAATGATATTCATGATCCTATTCTTTATCGTTACATTTTTGGCTTTCCTTTTTCTCAAACCTGAATGGTTTGGTAGTGAAGGTTCTAAGGTGCGAATACAAATAGATAAATTTTTATATAACATATCTGGAGGTCAATTCACACTTGGTGGTGGCATGTGGGGTGAAATGGCGCGTCTACAGGGAATGGAAAATACGTCTACAGGTGATGAAAATGGTACGATGAAAACAGGTAGCGAAGAATTGCCGGTAGTCAATGGGTCTATATGTGCAGATAAATTTGGTACCGACTTCAATTACTTGAGCGCAACGAATAACGTAAGTTACGGTGGGGAATCACCAGAAGTCGCTTATACAAATGGGTTTCAATCTGCGTGTAAAGCTGCGGCACAATCTGGTAAACAGTGGAAGGACACTCAATCTAAGAGCGCCGAGACAGGTATATCTTCAACAGTTTCCATGAAACAGCAGATGTATGTAGATTTAATACAAGGTGCGTGTACAGACGCGGAATCTAAGCGGATCTCATCAAATTATTCAGAAACTAAACATATAGAGGATTATGTTAGAGGACAAAAGGATGCATGCATAGCCATTACAGGTGAAACATATTAAAGAATTGCAACGTATTAAATACATCAGATAAACAGGCTAAGATGCCCGAGTTGGTCTAAGGGGTGCGACTTAAGATCGCATGTGCCACGCACACGTGGGTTCGAACCCCACTCTTAGCATTCGCTCCTATAGTGTAGTTGGTTAACACTGTGGACTTTGAATCCACCACCCCAAGTTCAAGTCTTGGTGGGAGCTTACCTCCCTTAGCTCAGTTGGTAGAGCAGTGGACTGTAGTTCCATTTGTCACCTGTTCGAATCAGGTAGGGAGGACACCGCCTTTGTAGCTCAGTTGGTAGAGCGCTTGACTTGTAATCAAGAGGTCTGGAGTTCGAATCTCCACGGAGGCAAATTATTCATCTGAACTAAGACGAAGTAAGTTGATGATATCAATAAAATAATCTAAAGACGCGTTTACAAAATCTCCACTATAATTTCTTTGTAATATCTGATTCGTATCATATACTACAAATAAAGCGAAAATGAGGGTCGCGATCTTTGTATATTTTCTCCCCCCGGGTGAGAGTAATCGTGCAAATATGAGTGCTATAAGAGAAAAGAATAGTATCATACCGAGAACTGATAGATCGTAACCCAATTTTACAGTGACTATACCGGCGAAAAGCATAGCAATAAATATACCAAGAGTTTCGACGAGAGCTTCTTTCATATCCGTAATTTTATGCATAAGCATACCCGTCGTGAATGACGTGAGTGTAAATAAGGCTATCTTATAAGGTATACCCATCTTCACAAAAATTAATGTCATCAAGAGACCGAGATTAGAGAGTACTAGAAACAATCTATTTTTTGTCGCGAAATCATTTAAACTCGCGTTATTGATCGTAGCTTCGAGGGATCTATACATTATAAACATTTGAAATATGAGGTGTCCAAACACACTCGACATAAAGGGCAGTTTATTCTGGATATTCATTTATATATATTTATATTTTATTACACTGAAAGCTCTTTACACACTGCCATGAATTCTGGAAATCCTATTTTATATCTAGCAAATGTGATGAAGTTATATTCATGAAATTAAAAAATGGAAAGAAATTAATAAACCTTACAAATCCGTTTAACTGAGTGGCTATCGATAGGGTGCGTGCTGATCATAGGGATATTGATGTATCCATAAATTACATACCCATTTCTCACCAGATATAACAGACTTACCTCCGTGTAAAGCTTTTTGCGTCTGAAACCCCCAATCGTTTAGGGTATTAAAAAGTAAAACATCACCTTTATTCAATTTATACTCCTTTTGCAACGTTGGAAATACTGTTTCACCTCCTTCGTAGTCGTCATTTAAAGCTATAATACATGTATTCACACGGGGATTTGGTTCTTCGCGACGATCAAACACGTCTTGATGAGGATTATAGAAACCACCTGGTTGGTACTTTAATACCTGTAAATATTCCGCATTAGCAAATTGTCGATCTGTTGTGGATACACATTTATCCATAACACGTCTCACAGTATCTGAAGTATCTGGTGTAAGCCACGCAGTTTCACTTTTCCGTTCAGATGTATCTACTGAACCCCCCTCTGACGTCGTGCCGACTAACGATGGTTTTAGGTTGGGTGTTGCAAGTTCAATAATATGATCGCATACTTTATGACTAAATACATTCCGTATAACACGGGGGTGTTGGTATCTGGGTCTAAGTAGTATAATCAATAAAATTATCGATACAAAAATGAATACTATCATATATCTATTTCTAAGATTATATTATGCGGGACACGACATCTATACCTATATCTTATTTTTTCAATAACATCGTTTGTATATGCTGTCAACTCTTGAACTTCTCGAATTATTTCATCTTCTCTTGATATATCTATAATAAATTGTCGTAATAAATCCCCAACCGTATCTATATACATCGTATAAATATCCTGTATATCTGTAGTCTTGGCATTGTGTTTATCCCTGCGTTGCAATTCACGTTTTATATTTTCCTCGGTAAGTTCCTTTAGTATGTAACCCATTCGAAGATGGAGATTATCTTCATATTGAAATGTATGTCTATATATTAAATGGTAATTAAGGTGAATAACAGCCATTGAAATCATTTGTATGTTTTTTGATGCGGGCATTTGTAATAATTCCCGATGTGCCGGTCTACCCCCGCATGGGATATCTCCATGTTCTCTACCCCGTTTTTTGAACTCAAAATAATGAGGATTATGTATTCTACCGGTTTCAATTCTTCTAGTTTTCCAATCAAATGCTACATGACACTGTGTACACCACATCTGCGCACAGCCTTCTATTTTATAAATAGGGACGTTACATTTAGGACATTGTTTGGTATCACGCTTTAACAATTTTAACGTTTTGACTACATCTTTATTACACGTATGGTTAAATGATACCGGTTCGTTGCACTTTTTACAAAAATCATTTTTACAAATTCCACATTTCCAATTATCATCTAGAAACCCTCTACATTCTTCATCTGGACAACTTTGGGAAAATGCATATACGTTCTCAACCGTAGTATCAAAATTACGGAGAGTCTGTATTTGATCGTATATATATACCATATATTCCCGGATAGTTTCCTTTAAACAAGGTCTCACGTAATAATCTAAAGTACAATCACGGTCTATATTCGTAAGTAAATAATACATGTAAATATAAGATGTTCGTAAACTTCGTTTTTCTAATTCTCGCATAACGTGTGGTTGTGTTTCCGGCATTCGCGCTTTTTCACGTTCAAATAATACATTTTCACGATGCTGTTTCAAATCCATGTGTATAAATTTACTTGAGCAGTAAGAACTTACGAGTTCTCTATTATGTACATGTTTACACCCCATACAATGAGGATCTTCGATGGTCGATAAAAGATATTTTTGAGCACATGCACGACAGTACTTTAAATCGCAAAAGGGGCAATTTACTCTTTTGCGATTCGAGTTGTTTATTTTTTCACAACAAACATCACAGCATTCCATTATTAAAGAATTGTGCGACGTCTTTAATTGTATTATTTAGTTGTCATACTTTTCATAAAATTTCTTACATACGCAGATGAAACTCTACCCCGTGATAAACGCTTTTTAGGTGTTTTCGGAATTTTCCGCCCGGAAATCGTCTCCGAGTTTTGTAGCAGGCGTGTTTGCATGTTTTGTAATGTTTCATTATTATCAGACGAATTAGATGGTACATCTTTAATCGACGTTGTGGTGTTCTTCTTGGGTGATTTGGATTTAATATTTCTAGGTGGTAAAGGAGGTTTCATTTTCGACGCCGCGGGTCTTTTGTATAATGGTTTAGTTTTAGATTCTTTGAGAATCTTAGCCGCGTTACTCAATTTTTGTGACATGGATACATTGCCAGCTTTACTCGTTTTGGTAGCGGTCTGAGTGAGTATTTTTTTCTGCATAACAGTTCTAGGTTTTAGTATACTCTTTACCGCAGATTTTCTAGAAACTGCTTTATTGGTGTTCATGTACGAATGTCTAAATATTTTGTCAAATGTAGTGACTTCTCTTGTATTTCGGGTATTTTTTTGAACAGGTCTAAGACGATACGAATATATATTAGACGACTCTCTCCCGAGATATCCCGACGACACTGGAAATATGCTTGTAATAAAATTCAGTAAATCTCCATAACCTTTACCTTCAGATGAATATGTAGACACGTATAGACTATTTAAAAAGAAGTGTACATCGTACATCGGGTGATTACCCCTGTAAATGCCATATTCACGTAAAAATGAACCATTATTACTCGTAGAATTTATTTCAGGGTTTTTTATATCCTTGGAGAATGATAAACCAAAATCAATGATTCGAACTTTCGTACCCGCGTTAGTTACAAACACATTATCTAAATGAAGATCATTATGTCTAAACGATGGCATATTTATTTTGAGAGTTCGTAATATAGTTAACACTTGAAACACGATTGATCGAAGTCTAGCTGGATCTTTGCGCAGTGATGGTAACAAAGTCTTCAACGGTTGCCCGTCTAAAAATTCCGAATACATACGAAATTGAGTTCCACACTTTTCATAAGCGTATACGTTTGCACCATGCTTTTTACCAACACCTCTTAAGAATTTCTTCGTCAGATTATGCTCAGCCTTGAGATTTGAATTAGAAACCTTGTACGCGAATTTTTTTTGGCATTTTTCATTTAGACACGCTTTAAATACATCTCCATACTGCCCAGAACCGATTTTAGTTACTGAGTTGAATTTCGATGAACATTGATTACTCGTTAACCTTTTCCTGAGATTTGAACCCACGTTATTCATTCTTATATTTCACGCAGATTAAAATGTATGCATGTATTATAAAAATATGTTCGCTCTTATCGCCCTACTTATCATAAATGCACGGATTTTCATGACGACGGGAAAGAAAACTGTATTAGAGTCTTCGACTGAAAAATACACTTCAGGCGAATGGACTGTATACGGGACCATGGGCTGTGGTTGGACTCGTAAACAGCTTGACTATCTGGAAAATAAAGGTACACCCTTTACGTTCGTCGACTGTGATAAGGAAGAATGTGCAGGTGTCGACGGATTTCCCACAATGATTCATTCTTCAGGTGAACGTGTTGTTGGTTTTAAAGAGGTTTAAATACCTCGAATAACTTGAATCGAGATAGATAGGAGAAGAGCATCCAGGAATGTCTTGATGGGTTTGAGTACGGAAATGTGCTTACTGAGAGAATAGTTCCACGTGAAACGAAGTATGAACGTTGATACAAGAATTGAGAGTATAAACGTGAGAATTTCCATAAAAGCCTCCCTGTTGTTCTTCGCCTTCATAATATCTTTAATCATTTTACTATCTGCATATATTTTTTTTCTAAGATAATATAATGACTAAACACCCACCGACCAGTGGGTCTGAACATACGTTTACTACTAGACGGTGGGGTGGTAAAGTGGGTAAGAATAATAACAATTGCTACGCATATGCCGTGAATGATTATCAGAGATATAGAAATTGGAAAAGTCAGCCTGGGGAACGTGCTAAATTGAGTGGTTCTGGACGGTACGTAAATTGCGGAAAAATACCAAAATTAGTAGTTGCCGATAATCCCGCGAAAGTGTACATGGTAAAAGCTGGCACACAATGCAAACCCTCGTATTACAAGGTTATGTTATTTGTAGCTACGTGTAAGAAATCTAATTATCTGTGTCAAGGTGATTTTCATTTTTATAAACAACATAGTAAAACTGAATATAAAGTAAAAAAAGGTGATACACATACGAGTATTGCGTCTTTCTTCAAGGTTCCGGTATTGCGTATAAAAAAAGCTACAACTGTATTAATTCCTGGAAAAGTTATCACGTTTAAGGCTGATTTTTTTAGTCATAAACGTGGTTGGGCTACAGGGCCACTGGTCGTTGGTGCTAGAGGTAAGTTAATTACAGATCCTAGGAAGATTTCTAGAAAATACGATGGATTAAATTATAACAAATATTGTAGTTCATTCTGTGTTAAGAATAGAGGGATCAAGGTTGGACACACTCACACCAAAGTCTCTAAGTAGGCTCTCTAGATCGTCTGTATCTTCTATATCAAAAAATGCATCCAATGTATCAAAAATATAATTCTCTTCTTCCACTGGTGTTGTAAAAGTCGAATGATTTAACATATTCTCGATTTTTACAGTTACCTTGAAATTGGTACCATCGAAAATTTTTCTACATACTGGACATGTCTGTTTACCCCTAGCTTTCCAGTTCTCTATGCAGTGAGAGTGAAATAAGTGACCACATCGGATTACTTTATTGTGTCTCGTTTCTCTCACTGGATTGAGACATATTGCACATGTTGTACAATCTTCGGAATCTGCCATACATTTAATATGAGTTTATTTTCAAATTTTTTACTCAGTTAATTTCGGACAAGTCTAACGTGGAATCACACAACCCACATGGACTACCATCATTTTGTGGTGAAGGGACTACGTGAATAGCGGGTCCCTTGTCTTGAAGAAGTTTACGGAAAGAATAATTATCTTCAAATTTGATACCGTTCTGTGTTTTTATGAAGTTGTCGTACAACTTCGACGAATTATTGATTGTGTGGCATCTGCCATCGGCCATACCAAGTCGTTGAGACATATATCATATAGTTAGAAATTAATTTGTCGATTTGTGATAGTATTCACCCAACTCTCAAATCCCATACTTTTAATTTTAGCAATGACATCGTCAATTTTATAACCAAAATATTCGTCAAATCTATCAGTGATTTCCACTCTAGATACTCTGATACTCGGACAATCGTTTATATGTTGGTTAATAATATTGTATGCAAATACAATCTCCTTGAGTGTTTCTGCACCTGTGATAATAATCTTCCCAGATCCAAAAATACTGGTAGTAATCTCCTTCATATCTTCCGCTGGTTTGAATTTCACCTTCACGGCTGAATATCTATCTGGTTCAAATGATACTTTAAAGACATCAGAGTATTTCTCAAAGTGTTCGGTTGTCTTTATCAGATTAATGTTATAATTCAAACTGAAGTTTGAATTTATCATAACAACGCGGAATGTGTCGGCTGGTGGTATAATTTCTTTATCAAACTCCTGTAGAATGTGTACAAGCCCGGATATAACATATGTACAATTAAACAAGTCTTCACACCCAGCAACTTGAATACTCCCATTTGGGAAAATTTTTATAGATTTTGTACTATGCCCATCATCATATGTAAGTGTGATCTGATTATAAAACGTTGACGGTTTCAAGTGCCATGTGATTGGTTTATTGTCGGTCAAATTAGCTCGGTGTAAATTTATATCTTTGACTTGCTCGAAAATATTACGAATTCGCTCGACATCTATGTGTTTAGAAAATGATGATATCATGGTGATAGTTGTCAGTTTGATGCGCGAAGCTCGTATATTTTCCGGGTAACTGTCTCTAAACTCATTCTGAGTTAAAATATAAGAGAATGTATTATTCGCGATGGGTGAATACATTTTACTTAAATTTTTATAAATTTAAAGACCGACTTAAGTTAAAAAAAATACATACTATATAATAAGATGCCATGTCAATTTTGCAAGAAAAAATGTGGAATACCTATGGACTGTAAATATTGTAACGGTCAATTTTGTATGAAATGTTTTCAACTAGAAAAACATAATTGTATAGGTATTGATACTAAAAAAAAGGAACAGTTAAAGGATTTAGAGAAGAAATTACACTTTAAACCAGATTGCAAATATGCCTTCATTCGTTAAAGAAGCGAATGCTTATATAAACCAAGATGCCATCCCGTGTGTAGAAATCAAGTACAAAAAATACGTAGAAGGACAGGGGTATATTATCATTCCTATAATTTTCGAAACGACTACAGTGGGTGGGTGGTCTGATATAAAATCCAAAAAAAATACATACCGCTATGACGATTTTTTAGACATGATGATTGAAAAAACGCTCACAGTAAGGAGACACCTGGCCGATATAGAACTTGATAATGTTCTATGTGAGAATTACAATATTCGTTCACTCATACGTATCATGAACGCGATCAAGATTATTGACCCTACATTTTTACCTCCAATTATAAATAGGAAATGTACATGGCAGAAAAAGTTCATTCGCGAACTATGCACAACTACATTCCCAAGTGTTATTCAAACGTGTAGAAACGACAAAAGACTTGATAATTTATTTACCGTTTTAAGGATGATAGAAGAAGAATTATAATAACGATAACAAGCATAATTCGTGTATCGTAATTACGTCTAATTTGGTTATTTTCGAAATACTCTTTCGTGTTTTCACGTGTTTTCCCAACTCCCATATCTATATTTCTCCCTGGAAGAAGAGATCTAGATAAGCGACATTTTACTTTAGATGGTCGACATGTCTCAACGACTTTATCACCGGAAGTGGCACCGAATTTACAAATGTGTGTATTATCATTCATAAAATCAACATCCTTTTCACGAGGTTGGACGTATTTTTTGAAGGAATCTGGTTTACCTATAGCCCCTGGTAATGAAAAGTCACGCTGAACAAATGGATTCATATCATCCATAGTATTTTGATCACTGAGCATGTACTTACTCATCTTTACTATCACGATATATATTTTTTATGTACCATTTTTTTACCATGTTCCATCCACATCTTATCTAGATCAACGTCTAACATGTGTGCCAATTGAAATAAGTAACTAAACACGTCCCCCATCTCCATCATTATATCGATACCTTTATCTTTTTTTATATTTGTTTTTTTAAAAGTTTTTTTATATTGACGAATCGCTGATGCAAGTTCACCGAATTCTTCGGAAAGGAGTAACCATACAGTATTTATTTCAGCCCTGTCCCACCCCTTCAGTTTACATATCTTTTCGGTTTCGGTTTTATAGTAATTTAATGACGCCATCTTATTAGTAACATGACGCTATCCTTTATACGCCGATTTTATCAATTTTATCAATTTTCATACCAAATGTACTCGTGTTAGCTGGTGGTGTAGGAGGTACCGCCATTGTATCCAGGTCGCGTATGTATCCCATATATTGTGACACACCTGATTGAACCTGTGACATGGCCGTCTTTATTACCATTTCATTCATAAATTTCACTTGGCTATTGATATCGGTATTAGGATTGCCCGCGTTGTTGATATACACTACGCGCATAAGAGCATACATGTCATCGGGGTTTTGATAATCGATAGCTACACCAGTTTTATTTTTAAAGGTCTGTCGAACAGCTCGCTGGATTAAGTTAAGATTGAAATCTGAAAAAAATAGCGTGTTGAGTGGTGTTGGCGTCTGTTTGATTGAATTTAAACGAGTGTTATCACACATTTAATATAACCCAGGAAAAAAAGTATGTATAAAGTATAAAATGATAGCGGGTGCTGATTTTGACGAAGCTTACCAAACACCCTCTTGTAATACGAAACCGCCAGCATGCGATGCTCCCGAATGTTTCCCGGCATCATACCCACCTATCTCTAAACCGGGTGTCTATGGGCCATTCTATGTTAATACAAGTTTTCTTCAGCCCAATAGGTATGCTGAAACCCTCGGAACGGTAGCCATCCGAAGTGAAGATTTCAAATGTAATTAAAAGATATGTTAGTATTATTTGTATAATGAAGGTTGTAAAACGTTCCGGTCATGTTGAAGACGTAAAATTTGATAAGGTCACCAACAGGATCTCACAACTTATGAACGACCCCTGTAAAATTTCAAGTGGGGTAGATGCGAGTATGATCGCACAACAGGTATTCTCATCTATCCACGATGGAATTACCACACAGGAAATAGACACTCTCTCAGCTGAAATTTGTATCGGTATGATTACACGTGATCCCGATTACGAAATTTTAGCTACGCGAATCATTGCGAGTAATATTCAAAAAATAGCTCCGACTAATTTCAATATCGCCATGAAAAAATTGAACAAAGCTGGTATCGTTACGAATGAAGTAGTCGAAGTGTCTTTGCGAGTAAAAGATAAGATTGTATCGACACGCGATTTCGAATTTGGTTATTTTGGATTAAAAACACTCGAGAAATCATATCTACAAAGACATGATGATAAATTGATGGAGACGCCCCAATATATGTTTATGAGAGTTGCTATTGGAATTCATGGGAATGATATAGACAGCGTAATAGAGACATATGAGCACATGTCATCTGGAAAATTTATACACGCTACACCGACGCTATTTAATTCCGGAACCCCGAGACCACAGATGTCTTCATGTTTTCTAATTGCCAATAAAGGTGATTCTATAGATGGAATTTACAGTACATTAACAGAGTGTGCACAGATTTCAAAATGGGCTGGGGGTATAGGTTTGCATGTTCACGATGTACGTGCTAATAAATCTAAAATTAGAGGTACCAATGGTCATTCTGATGGAATTATACCGATGCTCCGGGTTTTTAATGCAACTGCTCGATATGTTAACCAAGCTGGTAGACGTAAAGGTTCTATAGCGATTTACATTGAGCCATGGCACGCGGATATCATGGAATTTCTTGAACTACGCCTTAATCAGGGTGACGAAGAAGCTAGGTGTCGCGATTTATTTACATCGTTATGGATCCCGGATTTATTTATGAAACGCGTTGAAGAGAACGGAAACTGGTCTCTTTTCTGCCCCGATAAAGCTCCCGGTCTTTCAGACGTATACGGTGACGCGTTTGAGGAATTATACGTTAAATATGAATCCGAAGGTCTCGCGAATAAGACTGTACCAGCGATTGAAGTGTGGAAATCGATTATTAAATCTCAGAGTGAAACCGGTACACCTTACATGCTTTACAAAGATTCGTGCAATTCAAAGTCAAACCAAAAAAATTTAGGGATAATCAAATCTTCTAATTTGTGCACGGAGATTATTGAACACACAAATCCAGGTGAAACTGCGGTATGTAATCTCGCCTCAATCGCACTTCCCAAATATGTGAAGAGTGATGGATACGATTATGAAGCACTTCATAAAGTAACTAAAATCGTAACTAAAAACTTAAATAAAGTGATTGATAGAACCTTTTACCCAGTCGATACCGCGCGTACGTCAAATATGCGCCATAGACCGATTGGTTTAGGTGTACAGGGTTTGGCAGATGTTTTCTGCATGTTACGTATACCATTTGATGACGAAAAGGCCAAGGTTATAAATGCTACTATTTTCGAGACAATTTATCATGCGGCACTCGAAGCCAGTTGTGAACTGGCCGATATACACGGTGCATACGAGACATTCAAGGGAAGTCCCACATCAGAGGGTATTTTACAATTCGACATGTGGAAGACTGATGACACAACTCGACCACATTCTGGGATGTATGATTGGGACGCTATGCGACAAAGAGTAAAGAATGGGTTGTATAATTCTCTTTTAGTGGCTCCAATGCCCACTGCTAGCACGGCTCAAATACTGGGTAATAATGAATGTTTCGAACCTTGGACTACGAATATATATCTTCGCAGAACACTCGCAGGTGAATTCGTTGTTGTAAATAAACATCTCATAGAGGACCTGAAAAAGGCAAATCTATGGTCTAAAGACATGAAAGATTTAATGGTTAAGGCTGGTGGATCTATTCAAAATATCACTGATATTCCAGATGATATTAAAAAATTATATAAAACTGTATGGGAAATTAGTCAAAAAACTATAATAGATATGGCTCGTGACCGAGGAAGATATATCGATCAATCGCAGAGTATGAATTTATTCATTGAAAATCCGACCATGTCAAAATTATCATCCATGCACATGTATGCATGGAAATCTGGTTTGAAAACTGGTATGTATTACTTACGTAGTAAAGCAAAGGCGCGGCCAATTCAATACAGTCTGGAAGCTGAGTGTACTGCATGTTCAGCTTAAAGTTTTAACACATAAAGTAGATATATGGCCAAATTTACGACAGTTCTCGATACGATTGATATTCTAGAGTATGACGGACGTAAAATTTCTTTGTGTACGAAAGAAGGTAAGCCTATACGTTTTCAATTACCGCGTATGTACATGCCATTCGGCATGTCTGGATTCACTCCCGCAGTTGGAAATACTAAATGGAATATCGACTTTTCATTAAAGGGTTACGATGAACCTGAAAATTATGTAAAGTTGTTTTATGAAACATTAATTAAAATAGAAGATAAGATAATCGAGGCTGTGGCCACACAAAGTACCAATATTTTTGGTAAAGAGATGAGCGTGGAATATTTACGATCTATATTCAATTCCAATCTAAAACATTCCCCTGATAGAGAGCCGAAATTCAGGGTTAAGGTCGATGTAGCCGGCGACGGTACGGTCAAAACCAGCATTTTCGACAGTGAAAAGAAACATTTGAAAAATGATCCAGAAAATAAATTATATGCGCGGAACTCGGGGGTTGGTATAGTAGAAATGGGTACGGTCTACTTTCTAAACAAACAGTTTGGGGTTACGTGGAAATTACATCAACTTGTTGTGCACGAACCACAACAACTTAAGGGGTTTCAATTTATGTTATAGCTTACTTATCATTTAATAAAATTTTATAAATAATCTGAGCTTCCTTGAGAAGCTTACCTTTTACAATACCATAATCATCTGGATTCTTTTTCAACTTGATTTTTGCTACGCGGACCGCTTCATCCCACTTAGCAAGTGTCATTTACTATATCACTTCATTTTTTTCACAAGTGTTTTATATTTCTTGGTACCTTTCTTGGGAACCAGTTTGAAATCACCCTTCTTAGCAGGCTTGAAAACCTTAACCATCGCCTTCGCACCTTCACTTTTCATACGCTTCTTAGCGGCGGAGACTGCAGCTTTACTCTTAATAGCCCCATACTTATCCTGAACTAAGTCTTTCTTTACAAGACCCCCTGCTGTGTGTTGAGCTGTACCATGGAATACTTCCGCGCGAGAACCTTCTGTTATAGCCATCATCATTGTTTTACTATATCACCGGAAAATTTTCCTGATAGCATCGATAGATTTTTCGCATTTAATTGGAATCTGATTTTCGATACGTTTATCGTTAAGAACCTCTGCACAAACCGACGCCTTGTGACCCTGGAGAGACATCATCGCCATATCAACACTCCTAGTAGAAGGTGTGTCAGAATACAAAAACTTCTTAACGTACACATCCCTAGTCTGACCAGTTCGATGACATCGACCAATAGCTTGAAGCTCTGTAGATGGATTCCAAGAAGGAGCCATTATATATACACGACTCGCGCATTGTATATTCAAACCAACCCCACCACACTTGATTTGCACGATAAGCACACTTCCTAATGGCGCACGACTGAATGCCCCGAGACGCGCGTGACGTTCATCTTTTTCAACCATTCCATCGATTCTAAATACACGCCCCCTGAAGACTTCTTCGATGTGATCCATCTCACCCCTGAACTGACAAAAAACAACTGTCTTCTCGTCTGGGTGTTGAGAAACATTTTCGAGCAATGTATCAATCTTCTTTGTACTGTGCTTCCAGATGACACGATCGTTACCTTGCTTTTTAGCCATCCCATCAAGATATAACTGAGGCCATATCATGGTCTGACGCACGCGAAGTAGACATTCCAAAATTTGCATAGATTTAGATCCAATCGATATTGCGGTGTTTACAATTTCGCGCATGAATTCTTGAGACTCAAAAAATGCTTCTTCATAAATAAGCAGTTCCTCTGGATACATATCGAGTTCGACATTTTCGAAATGACAGTAAGGAAGCTTATTTCCATTGTCGGCTTTGGTGCGTCTAAGGATGTAAATATCCTTGATATCTTTAGTCATGGCTTGAACAATTCCCTTGGAAAGACCCAAAAATGCACAAAGAGACACGAAATCCTCCATAGAGTTGAAGACGGGTGTACCTGTCACAATCCAACGAATATCCGATTTGAGACGATAAACCGCCTTGAATGTTTGAGATTTACGGTTACGAATCTCATGAGCTTCGTCGAGAACGATACGATCCCACTTTACCATGTGAAGAAGTGTCGTCCGATTGTAGACGAGACTGTAAGGGCAAAGAACAATATCAACTTTCTCGAGATCTTTGATATCCCTTGTCCTTTCGGGTCCGTCGTATATTAGGATAGAGAGACCGGGTGCGAATTTGGCGATCTCTATACTCCATTGAGTAACGATTGTTTTAGGAACCACGATCAACGTATGAGGTTTCGGATTACTGAGGATGGTCGCAATGATCTGAATGGTTTTACCAAGTCCCATTTCATCACATAAAAATCCACCTTTGGGTCCTTTTTGTTGATGTTCCATATCATGCATCCACTTTGCCCCATTCACTTGATAAGGTGCATAAAGGGTACCGTTGAGAGTGTACTTATTCATGGTATTATTTTAGAATGTCTTCGTTATTTCGAATGTTGAAATTTTCAAAAACATCTTGCGACTTAGGTTCTTTATATATTCTCAACGAATATACAGCCATCAAGACATAAAAAAGAATTATAGCAGCCTCGGTTTCCACGTATACTTCTGTAAGTGATTTTACGTATTGTAAAGAGATGTCTTTTGTATTAGCGTAATCTATTACATATGGTATTATTCTATTTACACTTGATGGTCTATTTGATCTCACGCGCTTCGTCGCGCGTTTTTGTATGACAACTCCGATCCTAGATGCACGTTGCGCCTTCTTTGTCAACATATTAGTCACTTATATAATTGTCTTCTGGATTGGTTTCCACTTCACAAGTATGAATTTTCTCTTTTACGATACGTTTTTTTCTCTCTTTCGGTTTTGGGAGTTCGTCTATATGCTCTCTAAAATAGAGAACTTTATCCCAAAATTCTCTCATAACGGGAAGATACGTTTTCCACCATTCACGGTCGCGTTTCACGTTGACTACGTCGAATTCCTCTGGTTTAGGCCAGTTTGTGACAGCTGGTTTATATTGAATAAAATCAGCTTCTTCTAGATCAAGAATTTCCATACAGAGTTGCAATTGTGGCATATAATGCTCAGGTACTTCACCTGGTATAATCTGTCGTTGCGGGGGGCATTTAATTTCGATGAGTTTTCCTGAATTTGAAACACCGTCAGGACTTCCACCTAGCCATGTTTCAACTGGGTGACCACATAAACCAATTTCATGAACAACCTCATTATATCGCTCTTCGTAGAGTATACGAGCTTCATCTTCATATAATTCGCCGTGACGCGTGGCGTCGTTTCCAAAGAAGGGTACACCTAATCCACATTTTTTAAGTAGAAGACCGTCGGGTGTTTCATACTTATTTTTTCCAATTGCGGTTGCGGCATCACTTGCGGTGAGCATGGTTTTTCGTTGATTTAACCACTCTTCCGACTTCTGTGGTGCATATTCCTTCTCGAGGAGCACTTTTACCTTCTCGTTCATTAATTGATTGTTGCTCTAAACGTTTAAGTGTCAATCTGATATGTTTACTCGAATAAATCGAACCCTTCTCCTTTTTATCGTTTTTTGTTACTCTCTTTTTAGGTGAATAATTATCGTAACTCATTGTGTTATTATTGATACGGGTGCATTGACTTAGGTGGATAAAAAAAAGCTCTTGCAGCATTCTGTTCGGCCTGTTTTTTATTTTTTGCTGAACCAATTCCCAAACATACACCCCCTACGAACACATGTATACAGAAAATACCATTATCATGTCCATGTATATTATAAATTGGTAATTCCAAACTATTGGATTGACAGTACCTCATCAAATGATCTTTAAAATTGTCATCTATCATGATAGATTGTAGGTTTATATACTCGGGGTTATTATAGATACGTAGAATAAACTCCTTTGCGTGTAACAGTCCTAAATCCATATAAATGGCACCAACTATAGCCTCGAATACGTCTTCCAATATTTTAGGGTTATAATTCCAATGATTACGCATACCCTTTTCATCCATTCGGATCCATTTATGCAACTCTAATTTAGAAGCTATATCTGCAAGTGTTTCACCGCGCACAAGTTTGGTGCGAGCCTTGGTTAGGAAACCCTCTTGTCGTGTTTCGTACTTATCGTACAAGAACTTTGTAATAACAAATCCTAACACTGAATCGCCTATGAATTCCAATGTCTCGAATGATCCTGCCAATCCTTCATTCTCCTTTAACGCGGATTTATGAGTAAATGCTTTTTGGTACAAATCTATATTAGATATTTTTGTACCAACAAGGGTTTCAATAGATTGTTTATCTATAGACATGTTTATATATGTTGTTATTTTTTTAAGTACAGATTCTTACGCCTCGACCTCAACCTTTGTATAATGAGGGCTGAGAAACTTCTGAAGATTCAGGAAAGTAACCTGAACGTCGGCGGGAGGTTTAAGCAAATCGCGGAGTTTCTGATCGAGAACGAGAATGCGACCGTTGTCTGGGTGCTTGAGACCGTTAGCCTTTACGTATTCGTTGATAGAACGAGTTACGGTACTACGGGAAACGAGTTGACCTTCAGGCAGACTGAGGAATGCACGAAGCTCCTCGGAAATCTTTTGTTCGCGATTGAACCCGTTGTTCTTAGCCCGCTTGGCAGATTTCTCTCCGTTAGGATCGTCGAGCTTAGCCTTGATCTTTCGTACAAGCTTGGTCAACGACTTAAGTTCGCTACGAAGCGCAGTAATCTCTTCAAGGCATTCAGTGGGTTTGCAGGGGGTTTCAGTAGACATTGTATATTATATATGCAGTTCATCTTTAAGTACATTTGTGTAAAAAATGTTGATGTATATTAATGGACGGTAAACTCTACTCAAAGCCTGTCATTGATAAATATATGAACGATAATTTATTTTTTAAAGATGAGAAATTGAGAAAATATTTCACCAGGGACGAAGCAAGAGATTTAGGAAAATTTAGGAAAAGGGTAAAAGAAAAATTTTCTACAAAATCATTCGATAAATTCGTGTACGTATGTGTTACCGATATAACACGTGACATAATTCTCAGTACAATCGGTGAAATCAGCGAATTTATGAAGAATATGGGAGATTTGGTCGTGAGTGGAGGTGAAGCTTTCAACCTCTATGTACCATATGAGCAAAGAGTTATTACTAGTGACATAGATGCTAAATTCATACCGAGGATAGCATACGATGCTAAATATTTTGGAAAGCTTCAAGCTATTAAACTCATTTTATGGGATAAACTTGGTCAGATTGCTCAAAAATTGAATGCTCGAATCAAAGCGCGAGTCTTGTCGATAGATAAAAAGGTGTTGAAATATCTTGGTATAGGGTTTAAACAGTCGGGTCCTTATGTAACTAGGCGCTACACCCTCATAAAAAAGAAAAAGGGACGTACAAACAATAAACCGTCTAAGGGTGACGTTTTTATTGATGTTGAATTATTTACTCTCGACTTGAATACACGCTTTTTTTCACCTGAAAAGGGTAAAATCCAAGATATAACATTAGGAGGTCTTTTGGATATTCCCTTTATGCGCCCCAATGAATTTGGTTACGATGTCATAAGAACTCTTAAAAAGGGTATTACATACAGAAACGTTAACACAAACAAAATAACAATCAACAAAAAGGTATTTGTTGCAAGTAAAGAGTTTCTCATAGATGACATATACCTGATGCATACACTGAATCTTAGACCCGAAAAGAGGGAAAAGGATAGACAACGTCTATTTAAGCTTGCACAACTGTTTGATAAACGTATAAAATCAACAGATTCGATAGATAGTATTTTCAAGAGAGTAAAATCGAAAATAAATCGTGTATATACGTCCAAGGTTACTAAAAAGAGAACTGTATCCATAAATACGGCACTTCGAGTTAACCCCAGGAAGTATGAAAAATTTACAACAGAGCCATCAAGAGAGAGATTATCCAAAAAAATAGTACACGGTGTAAATCCCGTCACAAAGAATGCCGTAGTAGAAGGATACGAGAGGTCGAATGGGAACCAGCGTTTTAACCTTAAAACACTTAAATGGAAAAAAAATAACACGAATGCATACGTACGAAATGAATTCAAACTACGTCCTTTAGAACCCCAGCGTATACCTAAAAATGTAAACATGCAGGCGACTTTATATGGTTTCAGGCCCAGGCGTGATGGATGGGTTCCAAAGCCACTTCTCGAACGTTCCGCGGCTATACCTTTCATTGGTTTAAAGAAATGATACGTATATGATATACAATGATTTACGGTGTTCCCTCCAAGGGTGAAGACGGTCTGTACCACGTTCATGCATTTAATGATGATCGCAAGCGATGCTTCACGCGTTTAAATAATGTGAAAATGGTAGAAATTACAGATGATGATATCATGTTCGATATCAATGGCTCTGACGCTATCGAAGCGTTGCATGACACAAACATCCAAAGTGCCATTGAAAATTCTGAAACTTGGTTCGGAAAGAAGTTATCAGATAAGACAATTCGTACATCTTATATTCGAGATGAAACAATTACAGCAGACCGAATCGAGCACACTAAAATTTTCAGGTCCGATAAAGTGATTGCAGACAAGGATGCGCTCCAGGTCGGCGAAAACTGTTCGGTAATTCTCGAATTTCACGGACTTTGGTTTGCTAAAAAGGCGTTTGGTCCAGCGTGGAATGTTGTTCAGGTGAAACTTGACAAAGATGAACCAGAGGAAGTACAGGAAACTTTCGATGAAACCTATCCAGAAGATTACATGTTCGAGGATGATCAATAAAAAAAAATTGTTAACAGTATATAAACGATGTCTCTTACAAAGCGTATCAACCGGGTACCATATGGTCGCATGTTGGTCGCTGTACTTTTAGGCGTGACACTCATTGTCTTTCTTAAATCTCGTGGTAAAACATCCACTTACTCGATGAAAAGTAGTTCGTTCTCCCCTATATCTACCAGCCCTGCTGCGCAAGGTGTAGGTGCGGCTGGCTGTGAAATGAAGGCTGGCACTGGTCTTGCTTCCTCTCTTCTCCCCAGAGAGGTTGCTTCCCAGGAGGAATTTGGTGAGTTCGCTCCCGAAGATATTCTCGCTGGTCAGAACTTCCTCGACCCTCGCAGTCAGATCGGAATACCTGAAACGACTGGTGGTGCTCTTCGCAACGCCAATCAATCGATCCGCGCCGAACCTCCCAATCCCAAAGAAGCTTTTACGTGGAACAACTCTACTATCAGCACAGATAGCATGCAACGTCCCCTTGTTTAAAGGACTTAAAGCCAACTCCCGTTTTTAAAATACATGTCTAGCGTAACCGCGGACGATCTAACACACAGCGTCTCTAAACTAGTTGAACTTAACCAGCAGATTAAAGAAGCTCGATCCGATATTAAAGTCCTTGCACAGGCAGAAAAAGCACTTAAGTTGCACATCAAAAAGTTAATGATAGATAACGGCCTCGACGTCATTAATACCAAAACTGGTAAAATCTCTGTTAAGAAAAGCATCCGCAAGATCGGTCTTAATAAAGAATCGATTAAAGAAGGTCTCAACGTATTCTTCGAAGGAGACGATCAACAGGCTGAATCTGTATTAAAGGTTATACTCGAGAGTTTACCAACAAAAGAAACATCTACAATCTCCATTACGGGGTTGAAATCTAAAAGGGCACAGTAAATATGGTTTGGACACAATACGTATACGAAGCTAACAATGGAAACGACGCTGATATCGACAGTGACGGCGAATATCTCGAGGATGAGATTGAACTCACTATCGAAGACTGGGAAATTGAATATTCAGAAGAACTGAACATGATGTGGGATACCACCAGGACATTGCTGTATGATGCACACCTTGAACATTGTGGGAAATTTTGCGATTTTGTTGAGTTTTGCTATGTCGATCATTATACATATAACGACCGTGAAGAACAGCCGACGTGGTATGAAGAACATCTTGAACACGTTTGGAATAATATTCGTCGTATCGTTAACAATAATGGTCAGCATGAAGTGATGATGCGCGGTGCTACATTCAAGCATTTCGTTGACTATGCTAAAAATTATATGTGTATATATTAAATGCTCCCCCTTATTACCTCCCAGAAAGTCGCGATTCCGTCGATATTGTTTCTCGCCCTCAGCCCCGGTATGTTGGTGAGAACAAACGGTATGAAGTTCTCCGTCGGTAAGGTTGGTACTGACCGTGTGTCCGTTCTCTTCCACGGTCTCGTGTTCTTCCTGGCTTACTCAATGATTGCGAAGGCCATGGGTCTTGTTCTCACACAAAACGATTTGCTCGTGACAACCGCACTCTTCATGGCTCTCAGCCCAGGTATGCTCCTCACCATCCCCCCAGGTCAGGTGATGTCGGGTAAGACGTCTCAGGTCGCCATCATGACACACACAATCGTTTATGCGCTTGTGTTCGCTCTTTTGCGAAAGCAATTTCCTCAGTTCTATTAAGTGACATAACATGGAATACCTTGTTATAGGTCCGTCCTCTATGGGTATTTTCGGGTTCATTGGCTCGCTAAAACGAAATGAACATAAATTAAAAAATATAAAAGAAATATCTGGTTCATCAGCTGGTGCTTTATTGGCTACATGTTTAGCTCTCGAGTTTTCACTTGATGATGTACTTGACAAATTTTTAAAAGTTGATATTGAAAAACTTACAAAATATAAATTAAGAACATTTTTTCGTAACTATGGTCTCATGGATATGGAACTTGTAAGGGACGAGTTGGTTGTGTTATTTGAAGGAGATCCGACATTTAAGGATTTGAAAATGAAACTGCATATATCAGCGTATAATTTGAACAAGGGGAAAACTGAATATTTTTCAGTAGATACAGATCCCGATATGCGAGTTATTGATGCGGTGTGTATGAGTATATCTGTACCGCTTTTAGCGTGTAAAGGACCTTATAACGGTCACCTATATTTAGATGGCGGTACAAAGGAAGATGTACCGTTAACACCATTTTTTGGGAAACCATATGATAAAGTATTGACTTTTAAATTACTCGTCAAAGAACATTATATAGATAAAATCCAAACATTCAATGATTTTATAACAACCTTATTGGGTCGTATTACAAGTTTGAGGGGGGAGATTGACATGAATAGACTATGTAAAACTATATCAGTATCAACAGGCGATTTTAATATATTCAATTTTAACTTATCTCACGACGACAAATTACGTATGTTCTTTCTAGGTTATGGAAAATAACATCCCCACTTGCTATATTTATTTTATCTAGATATAACAAGATGGATGTATGTGATCCAGATGTTAAAACAAAAAATATCAGGAAACTGATTAAACTGCATACAGGTAGGAAAATGCAGATTCCCAAGGATCGTATGTGTGAGATCATGAGAGACATATCTCGCGGTAATTTACCACTTCCACCTTTAGTTCTAACACGGGATAAGCGGTATTTATTAGATCCAAAATCTCCTCTCACAAAAAGGGATTACGAGTCCCTTTATAAATCGAGAGTAACTTCGAGAGTTGTTAAAAGAATTGCCAAAAAGGTAGGTCTTATTGAGACGGATAAGACCATTGTAGATTTGAAACGTTCTATAGGAAGACGTCTCGCGAGTATGAACGTGTATGAACCTATCCTATTACCGGGTTCACGTGTAGTTCTTAAAGTGAAAAATGGTTATAGTAAAGAGGAAAATGTTAACGGCGAATTGAATAATGAGCGAAATGATCGAAATGTTAATAACGAGTTTAGAAACGAGGAAAATGTTAACGGCGAATTGAATAATGAGCAACGTGAAAAGCCTTCTAGTTTACGAAACATGTTAGCCCGTAAGCGTCAGAAATCGAGATTAAAATTTCTCACCGGTGATAAAACTAACGTTAAAACGAATACGGAAAGGGACGATAGACCCAATGTAAATAACGAGAGACGTCGAATGGAAATAAACGCCAAGCAACGTATAGAAACCGTAAAACGTAACGCAAATAAACGTATAGAAAATAGTAAGAAGTACGCGGAAACTAAACTAAGCGAGTCGAGAATACTTAATCGTAGACGTAAGCAAAGACAATTTGTTGTAACTAATAACGCGCTACGTAGAGAACAACGTGACACTCAACGAGCAGAGCTCAATGCGGGTATGGCTCGGATAAACAGGAGTCAAGCTAGGTTCAAAGCGACAATTAACGCGAAAAGATCGACAAATCTTGAGAAAAGTTTAAACAACATGAAACGTAGCAGTAACGAAGCGACTAAAAAAATGAATGTCGCTTTACGTAAAGCCAATATTATTCAAAAAAGAATGAACAATGGTGAAAAACTTGCATTAAAACGTATTTCATCTCTTGAAACCACGATTAAGGAGACACAAACGCAACGCGATAGCCTTGAAACACGGGTATCTGAGTTGCAGAAGAAAATCGGATCAGCTGATAACAAGGGCGATACGACTGAACGTAACCGTTTACAACTTGAATTAAACGTGGCTACTAAGAAGATCGCAGAACTATCTAAGAGTCAGACGCAAAAGGTAACGAAACTCGATGAAGAAGTTAAAAAGGCGAAAAATAATGCTAATAACGCGGAAATGAAACGCACCGCGCTCAAGAATGTTCGTAACAGGGAAGAAGAAGCATCGAGGCAGAAAAAGGCTATAGAAAATAAGCTAGCGAATAATAAATTAGCTGCAAATGAACGTAAAAAACTTCAAAATGAACGCAATGCGGCTAATAAAGCTAAGAAAAACGCCGAAAACGAGCGAGCAAAGCTAGTTCTTAAGCAGTTTGAGGCACAGAAAAACAAAAACAGGAAAAATGCAGCTGCTCGTCTTATACAAGGTTTTGTACGAAAAAAGGCTACGAAAAGAAATGAAAATATAGCTGCAGCTTCAAAAAAACTAACCAATAATGCAATAAACAAAGCAATTTCCGATGAGAAGGAGGATGCAGAAAGGAAACGCATTGCACTAAAGGACGCTCGTAACAAAGAAGACGAAGCATTGAGACAGAAAAACAAAAATAGAAAAAATGCAGCTGCTCGGCGTATACAGGATTTTGTACGAAAAAAGGCTACGAAAAGAAATGAAAATATAGCTGCAGCTTCAAAAAAACTAACCAATAATGCAATAAAAAAAGTAATTTCCGGTGAGGGTAAACCAACTGTTGCCCTCCCCACAAAGGTCAGTCTATCTAAGAGGGAAATAAATACGTTTCAACAAAAACTATTAAATGCTGAAAAGGCAAAACGGATACACCCATTTAATGCGCGTAGATATAAAACATTCATAGCTACATCGGAAACGCTAAATAATACCACGAAACCATCAGGGTTTAAAATAATGGGAAAAATTGAACCCGTTCCATCGTCTCGCAGAACTGCTAGAATGAGAAACATTGAAACAGCTGATAGACGTTTAAATAAAAGGGTATTAAAAGGCCCTTCTAGAAATGCATTGAAATCGAAGGAACACATGGCACTAAACGGGGCCAATCAAAAAAAATTCACAGAATTAAGAAATAGTAAAAAGTCTGAACGAAAAGAATTAAAAAAACGAATGAATATGGACGGTGCATCTATAAACACGAGTAATGACAATTCAACGCGCTCTACAATATATTCTAATGCGAGTAGCGATAAAAAAACCATACCCGCTATGCGTTTAGGTGGTCGAGCAGCTGAAAACCCATATCCTATAAATCCTCTATTCCTTGCGCGTAAAAATGAAAATATAGAAGCTGCGGGTGCACAGTTTATGGGTGGTGCGACGAGAAATAACCCACTGGCGCCAACAGATAATGACCGTACAAAAGCTGCAACTAAAATACAGGCAGGATTCAGGGGGGTGCGTAATCGTGGTAAAGTTAAGCGTTTAAAAGCAAATAAGGATGCTACAAACCAAGTCGCGAAAAGGGTAAACGCGTCACGGTTGTTACAAATCCCACCGCGTCGTAATGTGACTGCTAAGTTGAGCCAGATGTCTAAAGAACGTGAAAAACTGATAGAAATAATCAAAAAGGCGGAAGGTATGAAACAATCATTAAAGGATATATATATAACACGTTTGAAAGCAACAACGGCGACGGGTGCATATAAACATCCTTATTCAAACATCAAAACCGAAGTCAATGCTATCATGACTGCAAATGCTCGGATAGCTAGGGTTTCCCCGGTTTCGGCGAGTAATGTTAAAATTGAGTTAAAACGTGCACCAGTGCCACCACCGGGTACCAAGCCACTCAACGGTCGTTTCAAGGCTATCGGAAGGGCGCAGATACAGCCCAAAAAGCCCGGGATATCATCTGAAGTATTGAGACGCGGTGTAAAAGCCGCCGTAGCTCAAAAAAACCGAGAAGTTTTAACTACAAAGGTGCGTCAAGGAACTGATAATGTTGAAAGAAATCAGTTACGTCGAGCCAGGCTCGTCGCCGCTACTAGAAAAGAAGAAGCAGCAAAAGCGCGTTTGGCTATATCAGCATTAAAAAAGTCGCAGAAAAATAAAAAAAATATAAGAAAAGCAGCTGAAGGATCCAGAAATGCTGCGGTAGGGTTTGTGGCACGACGAAAAGCCTTATTACAAACAACAAATGCACCTAAGTAAAAATGATAGAATTAAAAACAAGTAAAAATGAATCACCCCGACGACGACTGTACCGTGATTACCGACATGCCTCTCAGCGACGAGGTTGCCGATTTCATCGAAAAGAGTCTACACAGGGATATGACAGATAAGGATATAGAGGAGTGGTGTGATAACAATCTCGACGATGTTACAATGATATATGAGAGGTATGGGCATTCATACATGTCATACAGGGATGCGGAAATGACGCTATTATTCGCGAAAACGTTATATGCGAATAAGATTACAGATATACGAGAAAAGATATCCAAATTTGTGGCGTGTCAGTCCTAAAAGTATTGCTATACTATAGAGATGTCACTATCAGACGAGAAACGACGATTTTTAAATATATTGATGCCAGCTATCAATGATTTATTGATATCGACTAAAAATCTAAAGAGGATTGTGAATGATCCTATGTGTGAAGTTGAAGTCTTCATTAGAGATCAGATTTTAATAAATAAAACTACATTTTCGATTTCAAAATTTAAATTTAGTATTGAAAAACTACACCCACACGCTATAAACCGTCTCTTAACTCATTTCGATGTTATGAATTTACCTATATCAAGAATTTATAAAAGAGCGCAAATAAATCCACTCATGTTAAATGAAGTTGAACTTGAATATCACACCCTCATTTTAAACGATGATATAAATACGTTTTCTGATTTTTTATTATATTAATTATTCGTCAACTTCACATTCCTCTTCTTCCTCCTCATCATCATCTACAGCGGTGTCATCAGCTGCAGGGGTTTCCACACCCTGGAATGCGAATGAAGGTAGTTTTTGAGATTTCTCACAAAGAGCTTGCGAAAGACGCACACTCACCCCGAACTTGTTATCAATAAACCAGATTTGGTTGAAGTCGACGATGCACATACATTTCTGCCCCTTCTCGATGCTGTCGACCGGAATGCTTTTCTGATTCGCGTCGTACGCTTCGGCGAGGAACTCACCGGTAGGCTTGGTCATGATCTTAAGCTTTAGCGTTGATGGGTAAGATTCCTTACCTGGGCGAACGAGTGGCTTGTACAATGCTTCTCGGATGACCTCGATGTTGTATGGTTTACCGAGCCAATCCTTGGAGTTCTTGGCGACGGTTTCAAGGATCGTTTGATCGAGAGCCTGAAGCTTTTCCATCAGGACGGTTGCACCTTCATTATCGGCATCGAATGAAAGGTCGAGTGAATAGGATGTTTTATTGGTAGCCTCGTCAGTGAATGCACTGAGGCCGAAGGGTGATCTCATGAAAGGAAGCTGAAGATACAACTTCTTGTTGTCTTGTGCGTTAATGTATACAGTTTTACCACCATTTTTATTCTTCTTCATGGCAGAAAGAACGGTGGAAGTGGGTTCGAATTGTTCGTAACGCTGGATGATAGTGGAAGACATGTTTGTTGCTTATATCTTATATACAAGACGAAACTTTAAGTATATTTTTTTCTCAGAGTAGAGTAATATAATATGGGTCTTTTCAAAGATTGTGGTTGTGGTTGTGATGGTAAAAAACAGGAAAAGAAGCTTCTGATTTCGGTCATGGCAGCCTTGTTATTTTTTATCGTCGCGAGTCCAGACGCATTTCGTGTAATGCGACGAATTGCAGGGAAGTGGGTTGCGGGTCCAAATGGGTGCCCCACTTCAAGTGGGTTGATATTTCATACGTTGGTTTTCATGTTAATAACATGGGGTATGATGAACTTAAAATACGAAGGGTATACAGAGGAACCTATCGGTCCATCTCCCCAGGAAATAGAGGAAGAGATCGAAATGCAAGTTCAGGAAGAAACGGTGAACACGGAAAGTGAAGATGATACAGAAGTGTCTATGGAGCCTATGCAACCACCACCGCGAATGGCAGATGTTCAGTCTCCTTTACCGGGGATGAGTGAAGAACCTGTGGGTATTTATGACAGTGGCGCTATGTATGGGTCCATGGACATAAACAGTGAAATAGATTCCCCCGACCCTTCTAAATTTAACATGGGTAATTTAAGCGTGAGTTGTAGTGATGGAAGCAGGCCTATCGTATATTAAAATTCATCGTCGAATGTCACTGATGTACTTTCGTCGATTTTACCGTAATCACCTACCCGCTTTTCGAAAAAATTAGTTTTACCATCTAGGGAAATATTTTCCATAAAATCAAAGGGATTTTGCGTGTTCCAGATTTTATTGAACCCAGCTTGTTTTAGTAGACGGTCAGATACATATTCTATGTAATCGGACATTTTTTCAGAGTTCATACCGATAAGACTGCATGGTAATGCTTCGATAATGAAACCCTTTTCAATTTCAACAGCTTCGCGTACAATTTGTTGAATAACTTCTTCGGATGGTTTATTTTTCAACATTTTAAATAATTCGAGTGCAAATTCGAGGTGAAGTCCTTCATCACGACTTATAAGTTCGTTACTGAAGCATAGACCCGGCATGAGGCCCCGCTTTTTCAGCCAGAAAATAGCACAGAAACTACCCGAGAAAAATATACCTTCCACACATGCAAAGGCCAATAGACGCTCGGCAAATGGTCTAGATTTATCGAACCACTTGAGAGCCCAGTCAGCTTTCTTCTTAATCGCATCTATAGTTGTTACAGCGTCGAATAAATGCTTTTTTTCTGAACTGTCCCGAATATATTTATCGATGAGTTTACTATACGTCTCACCGTGTATCATTTCATTATGAACTTGGTACGCGTAAAAAGATCTCGCCTCCGTATACTGAACTTCATCCGCAAAATTATTGTTTATATTTTCAAACACGATACCATCAGAACCCGCGAAAAATGCGAGGACGTATTTAACGAAATGACGCTCGTTATCACTTAAATTTTTCCAGTCTTCCATGTCAGAGGCAACATCAACTTCTTCTGCAGTCCAATTGGACATTTGAGCCTTTTTATAAAGTGTCCATAGGTTTTCGTGTTCTATGGGGAATATAGTAAACCGATTCATCGTAGGTAAAAGCATGGGTTCGGATTCGTCGATATATTCCTGAAATGCAAAGTAATCTCCTATATATTGATCGTTTACCTTGACTTGCGGGTACACAACGGCACCTGGTCCGCACTGTCTTTTTAGTTCATCTTTATCAACAATAATTTTTTTATAATCAAGATTCATATCCAAACACATGTTTTCAGCGTAAGTGCAGTATTTACAATCCATTGTCGAGAAAATTTCAATCCCCATAACGTGTGTTATTATCCTACAAAATATTTGTTTGAATTCTTTAAACAAGATGTTCGAATTTTCAGAAATTCAGCCTGGAGATCTCATACGAGTTCTTCTAAATTTTGATGATGTAGATGATGATGCTTATGCTCTCGTAGAAGAGCATTGCGAAGATTACTTGATTGTTAAGTATTATTCAGAGACGGCGTGTACATTTAAGGGTGCTGACGTGTATACGTTAGACGAAGAGACAAATATACTCAGAGAGGAAAGTGTGAGTGAACACTTTTCAAATAAGGAAACTATTTTTTCATGTATCAGTGAAAATGACAGAATGTATACTATAGAGACTGAACAGGATTCTGATATAGAAAGTGTATTACACGTCGAAAGTGACGATACCGGTAGTGACGTAGGTAGTTTTGTAGTATCTGACAGTGAGTTTGAAGGGCGTCTCGAGTTACCCCCAGACGCCGCCGCTATTGACAGGGCGTGGAATGAATGGTCCCCGTCTAGCCCAGGCTCGTCCCGTTTTAAGGATACCGTCGATAGAATTGAAGAACGGGCGCGGGTGCAAATGGATAACATCAATTTCTAACTTAAGTGCGTCATTTTCACCTGAAAAAACAGGTATAATATATAAATGGATTCCGAAACATTGGCTACTATATGGTCTGATTTAGACATGTTAATAAAAGATAAAACACCGAAACTAAAGCCAATGGATAATAGAACATGTGAAAAATGTTCCACATATAAAACACTTACAAGGGAGGGAATGGTGTGTATGGAATGTGGTAATGTTGATCAAATTTATATCGACGACACAGCCGAATGGACGAGTGGTGTAACTGATGATGGTAGAGTATCAGATCCATCAAGATGTATGATACCGACTAGTAATCAGGAACTATTTTCTGAATCGTGGGGAAAGGGTACCGTCATAGCCACTAAATATACATCAAGTTATGAAACGAAACGAATGGCTAAAATCAATTTCCATAGTTCCATGAATCATAGAGATCGGTCACTATTCCATGCGTATAAGGATATAGATGAGGCGTGTATGAATATTCCAGAAAGTGTTTTAAAAGACGCGAAAACATTGTATAAAAAATTCAATGAAAACAAACTGACACGTGGAGCTGTTCGGTCAGGAATTAAAGCGAACTGCGTTTTATACGCGTGTAGATTGGCAAACATTCCTCGAACAACAAAGGAGATTGCTACGATGTTCGGTATTCAGTGTAAAGATCTCAGTCGTACGACGTCGATATTTACCGAAACTATACAAGATAAAAAAACTGGAAAAAACTATATAACAAAACCATTCAATGTGATGTCGAGACTGCTTAACTCGTTTGAAGTGTCCCGCGATGAGCGATTACAATGTAATCAAATGTGTAGTGCGTTAGAAGAATGCGTGGAACTTATGAGTAAATCTCCAAATAGTGTGGCTACGGCGGTGATTTTCATAGTACTCAATAAACGTATTTCCAAGAGTGAGATTTGTGAGAAATGTTCGGTATCAGTTCCTACACTTAATAAAATTGTTGTTATCACTAAACGACACTTAGAGGATAAATTGTAATATAGAATAGATATGACGAAATTATTTTTAAGTACACCATGCTATGGTGGACTGTGCTTAGAAAAGTATGTGAAGAGTATCATACAACTTCAACTCCTTCTCGTCAACGAAAAGGTGCAATTAATGTTAGATACGACAGAGAATGAAAGCCTGGTTCATAGAGCCCGAAACGTTTCTATTGGGAGATTTATGCAAAAGACCGATGCTGATTTTTTCATGTTTATCGACGCAGATGTCGAATTTGATCCTAAATCGGTGGTTCGATTGTTGCGTTCTGAACATGACATTTCGGTCGCAGTCTATCCGAAAAAGGTTGTCATGTGGGATCAAGCGCGAAAAGCTATTGAAAGTGGTGATACGCGTGATATGAGTCTTCTTTCTTCTAGCCTCGTGGCAAATATAGGAGCAACGTCACGATCCGTTGTTAAAGGATTCGTAGAAGTATTAGATGGACCAACTGGGTTTATGATGATTTCCCGCGACGCTCTAGAGCGAATGCATGAACATTACGGACCTACTCTCACATGTAAAAATGACCATCAGAATAGAGATTTTGATGAATATTGCGCTATTTTTGATTGTATGATAGATCCGGATTCTAAAAGATACCTATCAGAGGACTACGCGTTTTGTCGTAGATGGCAACAGATGGGTGGTAAAATTTATGCAGATTGTAACACCACACTAGGCCATGTTGGTAATCTACCATTTTCAGGGTGCTTAAATCACAGGCTTAAGGCTTAGGGTAGTACTTTATACAAAATGAAAATCACAACCATTGTGGTCACTCGTAGTGGATCGTGTCACGTTAAAACACTCCACACTCTTCTTAGATGTAATCTACAATGTCTTCAACGATCTGATATACAAAACGAAATCGCATTCGTAAATGACGACCCATTCGAAAAATCCGAAATGATCGAGAAGTATATCAAAGCGAGTGATCGTATTTTTTTCATCGATTTTGGCATTCATGTAGATGATGGTTCGATTTCTACAATTTTTAATCCCAATGACAAATATAATGTTATAGTATTTCCGGCTGTAACCGAAGGAATCGATTGGGGAATGTTCAAAGATAAGATTTCCACTAATTCATCTGAACCTACGAGTCAAATGGGTTTATCGTTTGATACGAGTGTGGGTTCTAAACTCGCAGAAGATTACTATAACGTAAACTCTACGAGTGCTCGTTCATGGGTGATGATGTGTAAACCTACATTTAAAAGTGTAAAATGTAGGCGAACTGGAAATGTCAAAATACATCCTAAGTCGAATACAATGTTTGAAAAATTCAAAGAAAGTGGTGTAAAGATCGTAGCATATACTGCAGCCAATATTACAATTACATACCCTCACGAGTGTATCGGAAATATCATCAATTCGGCCGGTATTAAAGCTAATTAAAGATTAAATTAAAAACATGTATACAATGCAACGTCTATCTGTAAATAGGGACGATCCTCTTTACAAATATGCGATGACCTATATGGAGCATTCATGGGGTACGACCGGTAAAAATATTTTCCCGGGGAGTCAACCCGTCTCCATCGAGTATCGCCATTTCAAATTGTTAGCGTCTAATCCATATGTTGTATGTGAGAAGACTGATGGTGTACGTTTTATGATGCTCGCATTTATGTTTGAGAATAAAAAGCAGTGTGTTTTCTTGAACCGTGCACTTGAAATGTTCGTATGCCCACTTAATTTCAGAAAATCCGTGTACGATGGTACCATATTGGAAGGTGAAATGTATGGGGATACGTTTATGATATACGATATTTTGATTGCATGTGGGGAAGTTGTCGGTAATACAGATTTCTTGGCGAGATTGAAATCTGTTGAAGGTGTGAAAAAAATGCTCACGAGTCTCAAGTATGATCCGATCAAACTTAAAATAAAAACATTTCATCTCATGTCAGATTACAAACAGTTCAAGGATGTGTATTTACCATCCGTTACACAAGATGTCGATGGGCTTATTTTTACACCTATACGAGACACTGTGAAAACTGGAACACACGAGACAATGTTTAAATGGAAACCCCGTGACAAAAACACGATCGATTTCCAAATAAAAAAGCGGGGGGATATATGGAAAATGTATGTACAAGAAAGGGGTAAATTGATGTTTGAATCTGAGATTCATGTAAATCAAGTACCCCCACACGCTCGAGAATGGATGGAAGAGGATGCAATTATTGAATGTCAATATATGTTTACGGATGAACCGATGTGGTGGAAACCTATTATACGTAGGTATGATAAAACCTTCCCAAATGGGCGTCGTACATTTTATAGGACGCTGGTAAATATAAAAGAAAATATATCTATCGACGATTTCATGAACTGTATACCATGAAGTAGTAACTACCTTCGGGAGGTGGCGATCTTTCTTCTACACGTTCGTCGTTGATGAAATACCATATGGTTTTCCGACGTATATACGTTACGTAGTGTCCATCATGTTGATTTCCGAGATGCATAGCACATGCGCTCAAATTATACACGTGACCGTCTAGTGTCATCTGTTCGACTATTTTAATATTACTTTTGGTATCAAATGATAACATGAATATTGGTGGGAGTTTAGAAAAAAGCATACGCGTGGTAGCGGCGTTATATGTAATTCCATCTATATCTTGAAAATTCTCTAATACGTTCCAATCTGTACTCTCCTTAATCATTTTCTCCATGTTATTTTCACCCTTATAACTCATTAAATGAACACTAAAATCTTCTTCATTCACCGTTTTACCCTTGGGCCATATCGTTTCCTGGGTCTTTTTACCATAGAACCACTCTTTGACAATAGGTTGACTGCGTTCTAATATATCAATAATACATAGAACCGTTTCTTGTACATCGTGTTGCTCGTTAGTTCTAAATCGGGGAAACTCTTTCTGAAAAGCATATTGTAAAGCGGCGAGATCGAGAGGCGTTTTGTCCGCCGTCCAATATTTTTTCAATAATACTTGATAAATAAGCGTAAACATGCATTTACCTGTATACGGCTCACGTAAAAAGTGATTCGTTAATATGGGTATATTGAACATACATTGTAGAGCTGTATTAAAATAACACACTGTCCCTTCGTTTACGAATCCACGCATATTATATTTAAATGAAGGTATAACTTTAATTATAAATCGAACCTAAGTTGTTTAAAGATTACGAACTTTATAACTTTGACATGAACGTTCGAGCTATAACCGATACACTTTTCCCAATTATAGAAAAACATAGAAATGATGAACACGTCGAATTGGAATTTAGACTGGGTAAATTCAATGGAAAAATGTTTGATACTAACGTAGGTAAAAGTACATTTGATGTAATCATGGCTGGATTGTCTAAATATAATGGATGGGATAAGATAATAGGTTCTGAACAAGAAGTATTTTACCGAGATAGTGACGGTTTACGCATTTCTACCGATCGAGCCTCGGGAGATGAAGAAATTATAAAAAAAGAACGCATTTTAAATCAAGATTTCAAACAAAGTTCCAACGTTCCATTTGATATAAGATGCAGTGTGTCAAAGGAAATCCCTATGCCAGAAGATATAGATAGAGAAATGGACAAGAAAAAGGTCAAACAACGCGTGTCATTTCTCCGAAAGAATGTATCTATTGATATTACTATTGTCACGGGAGACAGTCATGATATGGACGCGGAAGATCCCATGACATATCAAATTGAATTTGAGATTATAAACCCGTCGGCAGTAGTGTCAAAAGATGATTTGTTTAAAATCTTGTATAAAATTAATAACGTTTTTATTATGTTGAACAATACTAGATGATTGCATTCGCTTTTATAATTTTATTGTTTATTTGGATACATAATGCGAGTCAGAATCGAGGGGAGGAAGTTAGTATTTTAGGGTACAAAACAAAATTTTTTCATATTTCAGACGGTGCTTCTAAGAAGATGTTTGAAAATATGATAAAGGATGGTATACCTCCCGATTCTATAAAAGTTTTTGTCATCATGGAGGATGAATTCTTAAGATTGGAACATATGGCAGTATGTAATAGTTTATCACTCAGAAATGAAGGTTATACATTGTCAGATAAAATAAAAGATACATTCACACAATATCAATTTTCATATCATATATCTCATTTGAAACAAATGTCAGAACCCTATAAACTTATAAATCAAAATATAACATGTTAAGTAAATAAAGTAGTGCGCGTCTATGTTTACCGGGTGTCATGTCATACACATTGTCAAATATATGAATAATCAATCCATTATCATATATTTCTCTATTTTCTTCAATCCACATCTTTTCGTCTACAGAGTTTAAAAAACTGTCTGAGCATAAATAACGCCTTTCTAGCATACCCATACCCCAGTCTTTATCATCATCCCTTTCTTTACGAATGTAAGAACATATGATATAGTAAACGGAATCGAGAATAGATCCACGCATTTTAATTGTCCATGAAGAAGGATTTTCATCAATAACCATTTTTCCTTGTTCAGAGACAGTTCTAATAACTAACATTCGTATATCTTCCATTTATAAAACATATACTATCTTCTTTATAACTGTTCAACTTTTGTACCTTTTAAAAATACTGTTTTCTTCTTGGTGGGTGAGGGTGTACCATTTACATTCATTACATTTTCAAGTTCCTTGGCCAAATTATTATTCATGTTATTTAATTTATTATTTAAATTCTTAACCCTGTTGAATTTCCAACTGCGAACCGCGTCGCGCTTTATTTTATCTACAACCCCCTTGAATGGAATTCCCGCTTTATTTTTATTTTTATTTGAAAGTGCATTTATTCGATTCCTCACTTCACGGGCATCCGAGTTTAGTGACGGCATCACATCCTTGTATTTCGTCAACCATTTCTTACCATACTGCATTTCTAAATCTTTCTTGATAGCATCGTTAGATATACGTCTCTTATTCACACGTTTCTTTAACGTTTCGTTTTTGTTTTTTAATTTCTTTTTAACTGCTTCGATGGAACGTTTTTCTTTATTAGTTGTTTTAATTTGAGTAGGGATTTTTAGTTTTTCACATAAAGTGTCAACAGTGTCAGAATCTGTTACATTTATACCTTTAGCTACGGCTATGGGTAGTAGCTTTTCTTTCGTATAAGCCTTACACGGGATGTTGTCAACCTTAAATGTACCGAAAACTCTATTTTTTATTTTATCGCATATTTGTGGTTTTGTGGTTTTCCTCGTAATATCTACTATACCTATTTTCTCAGCCGCGGAGATAAGTTTTGGGCGGTCAATAGTTGCACATTTTCGGGGGCCTATACGTATACCATTTTTACTATTTTTAGAGTTCTTCTTGTTAACATATGATATGGGTGCGTTTGTAGTATTTGCGGTATCTTTTTTAACGCGACGGACTTTTACAGGTGCTTTATTTACCATGTTAATAAATCCAGTCATAAACCCCATGACTCGAAGAGATTTTACCAAATCGTAACCTACGATATTATAAGCATATTGTAAAGATTTCATTGTTTTGGCTCCCATAATCTGTATCTTCCCGGATCTAAAAAGCTGAAAGTTAGTACCATAGTGCGTCATCTTCAAAGCTGGACGAAGTTCTGGCTCGTAATTAACATTACCCGATTTAGAAAATGCACGTGCAACACCCGTTAAATCAATTACACCATTCGCTTGGAACGTACCCACAAGTGTAGCATATCTGATGGGATTATATAAAAACTTATACTTGGATACATACTTGTCAACTATATATTTTCTGACGATTTCCGGGTGTTTATCATTGCTATTTATCATACCCCCCGCAACTTGCATTTTACCATTTGTATAAATCTTGATCAGAAACTTTTTTTCTTGACCGTCTTCGAATATACGGCCATCGATTTGTGCAACAAAATATTGATGCCTATTCCTAGCATTAGCGTTGGGAATTACAGTGAACGTATGTTTAGCTCCTATTTGCATTCTACCATAAAGCAATTTAATCGCATCAACCTCTATTTCTAACGCAGAACCAGGTGCGACGGGTGTTCGTTTAAATGGTTTCTTGTAAAGTATATCTTTAACATCAACACTATACTCACCCTTTTTGGCGTCGGTATTTACAATACCATTAAATACTGACATTTGCAAAGGTGAAATTTTCATTCTAGATAGATTAGAGCGTTTTAGTTTATTACCAACAATGTTAGTTATTCTTGCTTGTATGTTATTTTGTTTTAATCTAACAGCGTTTGAACGCAATCTATTTCGTTCTTGATTGGTTAGGTACGGAGCCTTTCGTATCAAATTTTGAGACGTAGCCGGTGATGTATTAGAATTGTTTTTTTCAAACTCGTTGAATAAACCCATATATTATAGAAATATTTTAATCAGTTCCGATAGACATAACAGGCTTTGCTGACATGTCTACGATATCGATACCGAATATGAATTCAGTTCCACTCTGCTCCATTACCGGCATTGTATCGTCGCAACTTTGATATTTAACGGGCTCGGTAATTCTCGAAACCTTAACATCCCTCGATCCAAACGGACCTGCCCATATATCTTGATTCAGTGACTTGTTCAATACTCCGTGGAATTCTGCATATTTTTTCTTGAAGAATTTGAGTGGGCATTTTTTATTGGGGTTGAATTCTATACACGGTTCAGCCAGGAACATCTCTAATGGACTACAAGCTGACCTGATCTGATGTTGAACATTTTCAAAATATCTTGGTACGATTTTCCATATGTCTTTTTCTGGCCAACTCTGTGCAAACTCTAAATATGCACGAACGCATTTTTGTAAAATGGCGGGGATTTCACTTTCAAGTTTAGAGTCAAGTGTAGGGTCGGCATCTCGAACTTGCTTTGTAAAGTCGGCTGTCAATACGCGCCTAATAATACTTCCAGACGTATCGTTCCAATTCGGGACTTCGTTTCCACCCAATATACCCGGTACATTCCATTCAAACGAACGCGCCTTTTCGTGTTTAACTGCGATGGACACATCCTCACCACTCACTATAGACTGGAATTCTGCCTGTTCGAGTGCTAAATCACCCTTTATCTCTGGTGCGATAAACATAAAACCATCCATGATCGCTGATAAACCGAATTTTCTTTCAACGTTATTCGACAATGTTCTGACATCTTCAGTGCAATAAAACTTTCTAAACACCTTTGTAATCAAAGTAGATTTACCTGACCGCGCGACACCCTTGAAAAATGGTATACATTGCCATTTATCAATTTCATTAACATTGTAGCATAATCGCCCACCCATAGCAAAAATCCACTCGTATACAGACGTCTTAGGACGATCTGGATCAGATGAGTGAACGCGGTTAAATTTTTGATAATCAAGAACAGAGTCGAAATACGGTGTTGGAATATCTCTCCAATCGATGTTACTGTAATCCGGGAATTCTTGATCAAAATATTTAGAACTTACGACAGTTTGATCCAAATTTTTGAATTCATGTGAATCGTACGTATGGAAACTCGCACGCCAGTGTGGTTCTACTTTTTGAATCTCTTCGTCGATTTTAGATTTTTCAGAGTCAAATTCTTTACCCATAAAAATACCATTCTTAAAAGACCAAACATGACGATCTTTGTTTATTTCCTGAAATTGCATATCTTTCGCATTTTCAAGATGACGAATAAGATCATTATGTCCAGGCGCGCGCGCGGTTAAATTCTTCCATAAATCGAACTGAATCTCTTTTTTTGCGACGCTGTATACATAGTCCTTTATAGTCTCGATTGGTTTCCACGCTCGTGTTCCAGCGCCGTCAATTGTTTTTATTTGAATGCAACACTGCCCTTTGTATCTTTTAATACGGCGATCGTATAGATCTTTTAACGTTTGTAAAATAGCTTGTTGAAGTGGGTTTAACTCTTCAACGTTGGAAATTGTAGACATTCTAAAAATAGACGGATCGGTTTCGGGATTGATTGGAACATATGTGGGGTTGTTTACTCGTTCTATAATACGAGCATTACGAAATACAATTTGCCAGGCGTCATCGACTTGATCTATCAGGCGGTTTATTCTCACGGACATTTTCATATCAGTGTCATCTTCTACATCCATCATATTCAGGGCGTTAGCGCGATGATAAAGTTCACATATCTTTTCTTTCATACGCTTCGCCTTTGCTTCGACGTTGGTGATATCTATAGATTTTGGCCATCCATCATCTGAAAGTTCGTTAGGTGAGAAAAAGTTTGTATGTCCGACATGCTGAGATATGTATGGGTTGTCGCGTTCGTTAATTTTCCACATATCTTCCAATTGTACAAGGAATTTCATCACATTGTCATGTGAATAAGATTGAATTTCGTTTGACCACATCGCACTCGTCGCCTCATCTTGGTTAGGTGTTTCGTCGATGAAGTGTGTAGTGGTCTCACGCATTTCTTTACAGTAGGTTTGTTTTTTTAAGCGGTGTTATTCTTCTGAAGAATTGTCAAAAGTTTGACTAAAATTTTATTCTGAATTTCTAATTGTCGACTCATGTTTACGAGTGCACTGCATATGGTATCGCCTTCAGGTGTCATAAGTGTGGATGCTAGGATCTCTTCAATAGGAGATATTTCAACTTCATCTTCATCATCTTCATATTGGGTGAGATCGACCCCTTCGACATTTTCAGGGGATACATCGGAATCTGATTCATATTCAGATTCAGATTCGAGCTCGGGGTTTTCAGGGTGATTATTTATGGTAGTTTCGGACATATATGGTATATATAGGAAAAATCACGTGCGAAATTTCGCACTTTACTCGAAATTATTTTCTCTGTATATAGTACAACAACTCAAAATGGCCGGTGGTCTCATGCAACTCGTCGCTTACGGCGCCCAAGACGTCTACCTTACGGGAAACCCTAAGGTAACTTTTTTCCAGGCGGTCTACCGCCGCCACACTAACTTCGCCATGGAGAACATCGAGCAGACCGTTAACGGTACCGCCTCTAACTCCGGGCGCGTCTCCGTGACTGTCGCCCGTAACGGTGACCTCGTCGGTGACATGTACGTCGAACTCAAGGCTAAGTCCGGTATCGCGACTACCACCAACGACGGCACCGCCGATTCCTGCTGGGCGGCTGAACGTGCCATCAAGGATGTCGAGCTTTCCATCGGTGGTCAGCGCATTGACAAGCACTACCAAAAGTGGTGGCGTTTGTACTCCGAGCTTTACTTGGACGAGTCCAAGAAGGCTACCTGGGGTAAGATGACCACCGCGGTCGATTCCCAAGTGTTCCTCCCGTTGATCTTCTTCTTCAACCGCAACCCCGGTTTGGCGCTCCCTCTGATCGCCCTCCAGTACCATGAAGTCCGTTTGGATTTCGACCTGTCCGATGAGTTCAACGTCTACACCGACGGGACCACTTTCAAGGTGTGGGCTAATTACATCTACCTGGACACAGAAGAGCGAAGGCGATTCGCCCAGAAGGGTCACGAATACCTGATCGAGCAGGTCCAGCACACTGGCGTTGACTCCGTTACCGTGAACGGTGGCACCAAGCAAGTCCGCCTCTCGTACAACCACCCCGTCAAGGAGTTGGTCTGGTGCCTCGACGCCGGACTTGCCCGTACCAAGCTGTGGAACTTCACCAACCGGTCTGCCGTCACTGAAGTCGTCCTCGAGTCCGACCCTACCGCGATCGCGGATTCCAACGCGTTCATCTCGACGTCCGTGTCGGGTGCCCCTCTCCTTAAGGTGGGTACCGGTGGTACACTCGCCGCGAACAAGTTCACGGAAGAGAATGTCGGTACCGTCGACACGATGAAGCTTGTGCTTAACGGCCAGGACCGTATGAAGGAGCAGTCGGGTAAGTACTACAACCAAGTGCAACCCTTCCAGCACCACTCCGGTTCGCCTTACGCCGGTATCTACTCGTACTCTTTCGCGCTCAAGCCCGAAGAGCACCAACCTACCGGTACGTGCAACTTCTCGCGCATCGATAACGCGCAAGTTGCCATCAAGACATCCACCACTGGTACATTCGATGCCGGTAACCTCCACATGTTCGCTGTCAACTACAACGTCCTCCGCATCCAAAGCGGCATGGGTGGCCTCGCCTTCTCCAACTAATTTGTTGGTTTTGGTTAATTAATAAAAAAATATAGTTTATAATTCAATTTTAAAAACACGTTTAATGTTATTTAAAACTGAAACTCCATGGTCAAATACCATGTCCACCCTTGCCACTTGTCATATTAAGTCTCCCATTGTACCACGAACTCGTCTAATCAAGAAAAAGTCTCGTGTCGCCGTTCGTGCGAACTATAAAGTTACCTTGATTACACCCGGTGGTGATGAAACGTTTGAATGTGACAGTGATACGTATATTCTAGACGCTGCGGAAGAAGAAGGACTCGATCTTCCGTATTCGTGTCGCGCGGGTACGTGTTCTACTTGTGCAGCGAGATTGGTGTGGGGTTATATTGATCAAAGTGATCAATCTTTCCTTAGTGAGGAACAGGTAGAAGCGAACTATGTGATGTTATGTGTGGCTTACCCGAAAGAT